GTGGTGCAGGTGGAGGTCCTTCTGTAGAAGCACCAGACTTCAACGTAGTAGGTGCATCTCCTGAATCTCAATTAGCACAATCTGTTAGTGAGCAACAAACACAACCATTAAGAGCATTTGTAGTTCATAAAGATATTAAAGATGCTAATGAACTTGATAGAAATATTGATGTAACTAGAACATTAGGGTAAATATATAACGAATAGAATCAAAATAGTTAATTATATATGGAACGTATTATAGAACTTATTATAGACGAAGAAAATGAGTTTAGTGGAATAGAAGCTATCTCTGTTGTTGAAAATCCTGCTATTGAAGAAGACTTTGTGGCTCTAAAAGAGCATAAAGAGATAAAATTAGCTGAAGTAGATAAAGAAAAAAGGATTTTAATGGGTGCAGCCCTTATTCCTAATAAAAAGATATTTAGAAGTGGTGAAGAAGAGGATTATTACATCTTTTTCTCTGAAGATACCGTAAGGAAAGCTTCTGAATTGTTTTTAATGAAGGGTAATCAGAATAATAGCACACTAGAACATAATATTGAGTTAGAAGGTATGTCTGTGGTTGAATCCTGGATTATAGAAGACGAAAAAAGAGATAAATCTAGAAAATATGACTTTGACTTACCTATAGGAACCTGGATGGTATCTATGAAGGTTAATAATGATGAAATATGGAGTCAAGTAAAGGCCGGAGAGATAAAAGGATTTTCTATTGAAGGTTATTTTGCTGATAAAATGGATGGACCTAAAGAATCTATATCAGAGTCTTTCTGTTCAGAGTGTTTAGACGAATTAAATGCTGAATATGACTTACTAGAGGCAATTGAATTACTATCTGAAGACGTAGAGTTAGAATCTTATGGTGGATACCCAGAATCTGCATCTAATAATGCTAAATTGGGTATAAAAAGGAATAAAGAGTTAGGTAATAAGTGTGCAACTTTAGTTGGAAAAACTAGAGCAAGACAATTAGAGAGAAAAGCGAAATTCACAAAGTCAACTTTGAAGAGGATTTACTCTTATTTAAGTAGGGCAGCAGAATATTATGATCCTAAGAAACCAGATGCTTGTGGTACTATAAGTTATCTGTTATGGGGTGGTAAAAGTATGCTTAATTGGACTGAATCTAAACTTAAAGGGTTAGAGGCTTCTGCTACAATTATAGATGGTAGGTCTGCATATTCTACAATAGAAGAAGCAGAAAAAGCAGCTTTAGATATTGGTTGCAGTGGTTATCACAGTCACGATTTTGAAGGTAAGACCTGGTATATGCCTTGCGAAAAACATAATATGGCTGAAGTAGGTCCAAAAGGTGGTATAAGGAAATCTCCTAAAGCACCTAAGTCAGATACACCTAATAAAAACCCAAAAGGTAAAGGTACGGCTAAAGGCGATGCTAGTGGAAAGACAGGTGCAAAAGTATCTGCAAAAGATAAAGCTGCATTGCAAAAAAAAGCTGATGAATTTAATGAGAAATATAAAGCTAAGTTAGGCTACGGAGTTACTGTAGGTGTTTTGGCAAGCGTATTCCAAAGAGGTTTAGGTGCATTCAACACTAGTAGCTCACCTAGAGTAAAATCTGCTTCACAGTGGGCTCACGCTAGAGTAAATGCTTTTATGTATTTAGTAAAAAACGGTAGACCGCAGAATGCTAAGTATACGACTGACTATGATTTATTGCCAAAGAAACATCCTAAATCTAGTAAATAATGAGAGACAGAATGAAAGAAACACCAAGTTACTCTTCACCTAAAGGCAGTAGAAGAGGATGTCTCTGCAAGGATGGTAGAACATATTCTAGTAAATGTTGTAATGGCTCTTTAAGAGCTCAAGGAGTAGGAAGTGTTACTAGACATTTGTTTCACTTATATACTGAAGATGGAAATATATTAATGCAAGAAAACACACATAAATTATATCAATAATGGCAGACAAAAAGATAAGCGAGTTAACATTAACAACAGACTTAAATACAACAGATGTTTTTCCTATTGTGCAGAGTGGAACAACAAAGAAGATTCAATTTTCAGATATTCAAAAGGAGATTGTAAATTACTTAACTGCGACAAATATAACAGCACAGGCTTCGACACCAATTGATCTTGGTGACTCAGCATATGCAAGTTCTGAAATAATAAAGTTGTCTTGGACAGGTTCTAATGGCACTGCAGTTTTTACACTACCAGATGCAACCGCTACAAATAACCAACATAGAGTTATTAGGTTTATATCTGACACAACCTTTTCTACAAATACTAGAGTACACTTAACTCCTTCCGGAAGTCAAACAATTGATGGCTCAACATCTCATTACGAGATAAACAAGGAGTATGAAGGTATTCAAATATGGTCAGATGGAACAGAATGGTTTATTATCCAGAAGAAGGCTTAAAAATACAACAGTTACAATATTAATCAGTAATAATTATAAATACCAATTTTATGAAAGCAAGTGAAATCGTTTCAAAACTGAAAGATGTGCTTTTATCTTCAACTGAAGAGGTAGAAACTCAAGATGTTGCACAAGAAGAAGTGCAAGAAGAGGTACAGGAAGAGGTACAACTTGAGTCTAATACCGAAGAAGTTAAAGAGGAAGTGCAATTAGAAGAGGCTCCTGAAGGAGAGGCTTCTGAAGAGGTTGAGGCTCAAGAAGCTGAGATGTCTTATGCAACCAAAGAAGAACTAGCAGAAGTTAGGGCTATGGTTGAAAAAATGATGGGTCAATTAGAGGCTAAAGAAGAATCTAAAGAAGAAGTTCCTCAAGAACTTTCTGCTGATGAGCAACCTTTAACTCATAGCCCAGAAAATACAACAGATAGTAAAAATTTGCATTTATATGCTCAAAACAGACCGCAAACCACTCTAGATAGAGTATTAGCAAGATTAAATAAGTAATAATATATTAAACAAAGAAAATGGCAACTACTACATCAATTACTACTACTTACGCAGGAGAGTTTGCAGGTGAATATATCGCTGCTGCTCTACTTGAAGGTTCTACTATATCCAATGGTGGTATCACTGTAAAACCAAATGTAAAGTTAAAAGAAGTTATCAAAAAAGTGGCAACTGACGATATCGTTAAGGATGCAACTTGTGATTTTGATGCTACTTCAACTATTACACTAACTGAAAGAATCCTTGCTCCAGAAGAGCAGCAAGTTAACTTACAATTATGTAAGAAAGACTTTATCTCTGATTGGGAGGCTCTTTCTATGGGCTTTTCTGCTCACAGCAATATGCCTTCTAAATTCTCTGACTTCCTTATTGCTCACGTTGCAGCAAAAGTAGCTCAAAGAACAGAACAGTCTATCTGGGCAGGTGCTACTTCTAATAACGGACAATTTAATGGATTGACTACGCAAATAGCATTAGATGCAGGTTTACCTGCTGCACAAGAGATTGCTGCAGGAGCAGTAACATCTTCAAATGTTATTACTAAATTAGGTAGCATCGTTGATGCAATTCCTTCAAAACTTTATGGTAGCGAAGACCTGAATATTTATGTTTCTCAGAACATCGCAAGAGCTTATGTAAGAGCTTTAGGTGGATTTGGGGCTTCTGGACTAGGTGCTGCAGGTACAAACGCACAAGGGACTCAATGGTGGAATAACGGTTCACTTTCTTTTGACGGTGTTTCTTTATTTGTTGCTAACGGTCTTGCTGATAACACAGCAGTTGCTGCAGAAAAATCAAACTTATTCTTCGGTACAGGATTACTTTCTGACCATAATGAAGTAAAAGTTATTGATATGGCTGATCTTGATGGTTCTCAAAATGTGAGAGTTGTAATGAGATTTAGTGCAGGTGTGCAATATGGAATTGTTGAAGATATCGTAACATACGGTATTACCAACTCTGCTAACTAACAATTAATTAATCAACTTAAAAGGGTGGGTGAGCCTAGATGCCTACTCACCCTTTTTTAATAATAAAAAGATATGGCTTGTGATTTAACTAAAGGGCGTAAAGAACCTTGTAAAGACGTAGTTGGCGGTCTAAGAGCAGTATATTTCACTGATTTTGGTGATTTAGGTACTGTAACAAAGACTAATGATGAGATTACGGATTTATCAGGTACTTTTGTTGCTTTTAAATACGAATTAAAAGGTGCTAACAGCTTTGAACAAAGTATTACTGCTAGTACAGAAAATGGGACTGCTTTCTTTGAGCAAACTCTATCTCTTACCTTGAGAAAGTTAAGTAAAGAGGATCATAAAGAAATCAAGTTGTTGACATATGGAAGACCTCACGTTGCAGTTGAAGATTATAACGGCAATGTATTTATTATGGGTCTAGAACACGGTGCTGAAGTAACAGGAGGAACTATTGCTACAGGTACATCTATGGGAGATTTAAGTGGTTACACACTTACACTTACTGCTATGGAGAGAGAACCGGCTAACTTTGTAGATGCACCAACTCTAGCTGACCCTTATGCAGGGATGGGTAGTGCAAGTGTAACAGTTACACCAGGTACAAACTCTTAAACCGAGTTTTATTTGATAATTAAAGGGTAGCTTAACGGTTACCCTTTTTTTTGTGAACAAAACTAAGGTAATTTAGTTATAATTATATGATAAGACTTTTACCAAGTACAGGCTCTCAAACTTTAAGTATAATACCTAGGGCATACACTGCTGCTAGTGATTTAACCTTAAAGATTATTGAAGACGGTACAAAAAAGAATGAGACACTGACTAGTTTAACTTCAACTGTAAATGGTAACTTTTTAGATATACCTTGTACGTTTAGTATTTTAGCTGAAGACACTTCTTATTCTATAGAAGTAAAACAAGGTTCTACATTACTTTATAGAGATAAAGTTTATGCAACTGCAAAAACAGATACAACAATATCTCATACACTTAATACTAGCGAATACAATAATTATGATGCTGATACGCAAGAGCAACAATATATGATAATATGAGTCGAAAAAACATTAAAGCTAATAGAAACATTCAAACACCTAAAAAGGTTGATCCTAGTATGAGGGTTGTAAATTTATCTGGATACGAAATACCTAAAGTAAAAGAGAACGCTAGAAAGGAATGGGTTGAATATGGAGATGACAATAATTACTTCTATGAGCTTATAGAAAGATATTTAGGTAGCCCAACAAACTCAAGGTGTATCAATGGTATTGTTGATATGATTTATGGTAGAGGATTAAACGCAACAGACTCTACGGAAAAGCCTGAGATGTTTGGTAAGATGCAGTCTTTACTAAGACCGAATGATATTAAAAGAGTGGTTAATGATTTAAAAATGCTAGGTCAGGCTACAATACAGGTTGTTTATAAGGCAGGTAAAAAACAGATAGCAGGTCTTCATCATTTCCCTACCGAAACATTAAGAGCAGAGAAAGCTAAAGATGGTAAAGTTAAAGGTTATTATTATCATCCAGATTGGGCCAATATAAAACCATCAGACAAACCTAAAAGGATACCTTCTTTTAGAAATGGAACTAGGTCTGAGAAGATTGAGATTTATTGCATTAAACCATATAGGGCAGGGTTCTATTATTATAGTCCTGTTGATTATCAGGGATGTTTACAGTATTGTTCTCTAGAAGAAGAGGTATCTAACTATCATATAAGTAATATTAAAAATGGTTTACAGCCTTCTCTATTATTGAATTTTAACAATGGTGTTCCTACAGATGAAATCCAGGAACTTATAGAGAGAAAGATATATGATAAATTCAGTGGGTCTTCAAATGCAGGTAGGTTTATTCTTGCATTCAACGAGAGCTCTGAAAGTCAAGCAGGTGTAGAGCCTATGCATTTACCGGATGCTCACGCCCAATATGATTTTTTAGCCAAGGAGAGTAGAGAAAAGATTATGATAGGTCACGGTGTTGTATCACCTATTTTATTAGGTATTAAAGATAATACAGGATTTGGTAATAACGCAGAAGAATTAAGAACAGCATCAATCCTTATGGATAATATTGTTATTAGGCCATTTCAAACATTATTAATAGATGCTTTTAAAGAGTTGTTATCGTTTAATGGAGTAATGCTTGACTTATACTTTACTACTTTACAACCTATAGAGTTTACTGAGTTAGAGAATATATCTACTAAGATTAAAAGAGAGGAAGAAACAGGTGAAAAGTTATCTTCAGATAAGGAAGAAGTGATAGATGACGAAGAGTTATTAGATATAGAGGTTGATTTTGAATTAGAAGAACCTAAAGAAGAAGAATAAATATGAAGGCTTTATTTATAACATTAAAGGAATTAAAAAGGAAGTCAATATTTGACGGAAATTTAGATGCTGATAAGATAGTGCATTTTATTGAAGTGGCCCAGGACACTGAAATACAAACATATCTAGGTAGTAAATTATACGAAAAACTACAGGCTGACATCATAGCAAATACCTTAACAGGTGATTACAAAACCCTAGTTGATGATTACATTAAACCAATGCTTGTTTGGTATACTCAAGCGGCTTATATACCTTATGCAGCTTATCAAATATCAAATGGTGGTATTTATAAACACAATTCAGAAAATTCAACACCTGTAGATCAGTCAGAAATTAACTCTCTTGCAAATCACGCTACGGAGACTGCTGAATTTTACACTCAAAGATTTATGGACCATATGAATTACAATAGTAGTTTATATCCAGAGTATATATCTAATCAGGATGATGGAATGTATCCTGAAAGGGATGTTAATTTTACCGGTTGGGTTTTGTAATGGGTAGAAAAAAGAAGAAGGTTTATAGACCTAAAAAAGAAAACGAAATTAAATTAAATAGTTATCTTATAAAGAACAATAATGAGTTGGGGATCGGTATACAAAAAGAGTTGGTTCGGAAACGCCAATGAAGATAGCACTATAGGATGGGGTATATTTTATCCTTCAATCGCAGGAGGGAGTAGTCTTCTAGCTAGTATGATTAGTATATTTGCAGACACTACAACAACGACCGCTGACCAAACTGAAATATAATGGCAAATAACATAAATTGGGGGAATATATATTGTAGTAGTTGGTGGGGTATCTCATCAAATAATTATACAATTGATATACCTTCTGAACCTTCTTGTATGAATTAATAATAAAATAAAATGGCAATAGATTTAATAGGAATTGGTAGTGCAGCAAATGATGGAACAGGTGATCCGTTAAGAACTGCATTTAATAAGGTAAATAATATGTTTACTGAATTGTATAATGATGAAACTACAGGTGAAGTAAGTAGTATAACAGCAACAGCTCCACTTGCAAGAGATTCAGCGGTAGGTGCGGTCACTATTTCTTTAGCTGATTTAGGAATAGCTACAGGTAAAATTGCAGATGATGCTGTAACAGCAGATAAACTAGCTAACTCAATTAATACAGCTATAGCAGCAAACACAGCAAAGGTTACTAATGCAACTCATACAGGAGATGTAACAGGTTCGGCAGCTTTAACGATAGCAGCAAATGCAGTTACTACGGCAAAAGTTTTAAACGATAATATAACTCACGATAAACTAGAAAATAGATATACAGCAAGTGGAAGTATTACAACTTATACAGGAGCAGTAACTGTTGATTGGTCAGCAGCTACAAACTTTGTAATGGGTTCTTCTTTATCAGGAGCAATTGAATTTGATTTTACAAACTTCAAAACAGGTCAAGTATTAACTATTCACAACCTTACAGGTTCGCAAACAATTACTTTAGATTCTAACGCTGCAACAAGTGAAACCTTTAATAAGTTAGGTGGTAATGACTACGATGGTTCAGCAACAAATGCTTTAATGATAGAATGTATTAGTGATTCAGCAAATGCTGTTTTTAACTATTCAGTATTAACCTATGTAAGTGATACAACACCAAGTTAAAAAATAAGATATGAAAGCAATTAATATAGATGGTACAATAAAAACGTATAGCAACGTAAAATCTTTTGGGGGTGCTATAGGTTTACAATACGCAAG